AGTTAGATAATAGTAAAATCGATATATGTATGGATATTCAAGATAAAATACGCAAACTAAAAGTAGAAATTCAACAACTTAAATCGAAAAGGAAAGAGTATTTACTACAAAATTCAAAACACATTTTTGAATATTTTGAGGAAAAAAAGAAGGTGTCCAGTGGAGATAATAATCAAAACGTAAATATACTCAATTCTTTTTTTAAAATAAGAGCAAAAACTCAAGAATCTTCGAATATGAATAGTGAAAAATACGTTCAATCGAAAAATTCTTATTATAATTATTGGAAAAATGTAAATAATGAAATATTGGATATACATGATTTTGTCGTTCCCTCTGACATATGTGAAATATGTCATCAAGGTGAGCTTATACCACAAGATGAAGAAGGCATTTTAATATGTAACAATTTGAAGTGTGGTAAATTTATTACTTATATTGTAGATAGTTCTAAACCCACCAACAAAGAGCCACCGAACGAAGTATCATATACGGCATATATTCGTCTAAACCATTTCAAAGAGATATTATCACAATTTCAAGCCAAAGAGACGACTCAAATACCGGACGAGGTTATATCGGCGATTCGTAATCGCATCAAGAAAGAGCGCATTACCGATATGTCTCTCATTAATTACGATAAAATGCGCGATATTTTACGTAAATTAGGTCTGAACAAATATTTCGAACATATTCAATATATCAATTCTATGTTTGGTATTAAACCGCCAATTATGAATGAAGAACTACACGAGACTTTATGTGTGTTGTTTATTGAAATACAAAAGCCTTGGGCAGTTCATTGTCCAGCAAATCGAACGAATTTTTTTAATTATACCTACACGCTTTATCAATTGTGTGTTTTGTTAGATCAAACTCAATATTTACCGTATATTCCAATGATGAAAGATCGAGAAAAACAATTGGAACAAGACATGATATGGAAGAAGGTGTGCAATGATTTAGATTGGGAATTTTTCCCGACAGTATGAAGAAACAAATAATATTGTTTATTGAAAACAACATTATTTCATATTATATCAAGATTTATACAGCAGCTAGTTTTAGACCACCGACTAAACCAGTGCCTAGACCAAATCCGGCACCTCCACGCATGGATGTTCCCATAGATGGAACAAATACGTCTAGGATGCTGAATGCGGCGGCAGCGGTCAAAGCAATGACCAGGATTTCTTCAACATTAAGAGCTTTGCGTGGGACAATCATTGCAACAATTGCAACGGCAAGACCTTCAATGAGGTATTTAATGATACGTTTTACTAATTCGGCTAAATCGAAAGTGGAGGACATTCTCACTATTATATAATAATACTAATAAAAAAAATTAAGAATATATATTTTATTTAAAAAACACTTAAACATATATTTCCCTAAATACATTATAGAATGTCTGGGTTCGAACGAAAAAATTTAGAAAACGGAAAACCAAATCCTAAATACATCGATTTATGCGATGAGGATACTCCCATTGCCGGGCAAAAATTCGTATGTATGTCTTTTGTTTCTCCAGAAAAGATTCTAAAGAAACGCGAATTATATTTTTTTGAGCATTTTTTAAAGCAATGGGATTTCACTAAATCAATGACTAAATTTTTTGATTTTATCCATTTTTTATCCTATAAATATAATCTAAATGTGGAGGATGTTATGAATGATTTCAATGAATTCTCTAAAGAAGAAGAAGTCAAATTAAAAGAATCATCGGTTGAAGATGACTTTAATACATTTATGGATAAAAATGAAGATCGTATTGCCACACAATTTCAACGTGAAAATGCATTCCAAACATCGGTAAGAGGTTTGAAAGTTCGTGGTGTATTTTCAACTCAAGAAGAAGCGGAAATGCAGTGCAAGAAATTACGTGAGTATGATCCTAATCACGATATTTTTGTAGGTCCAGTGGGTATGTGGATTCCTTGGGATCCAGATGCTTACAAGACTGGACGCGTTGAATTTATGGAGGAGGAGTTGAACAAACTTCATCAAGAAAAATTGAAAAACGAGACCAAAGCGAAACAGGAATTTGAACAACGTATCAAAGATACAAAGAAGAAGGCCATCGAAGAAAACATTAAATTAGCTGAAAAATCCGGAAACGTATTGACTCAAACTATGGATGAAGATGGTAATTTAATTGGTGTGCGCGAAAAGGTCGATTTCGAGGAACGTGAAGCCGCTGACGTTGAGACTACTAATATTCGAAATGAAATGTTACGGGAAAGTATTCTAAAACAAGACGATACCAAAGCAGCTGAAATCAATGAACAGCGTGCAGATAGTATTCAAGTTGAGATGGATACTGATGTATAATATATTTACTTACGTCAATAAATATATTATTCTTCAATTGGCAATCGAATAATAATTTTGTAAAAAATTGAAATACTTTTTCACAAAATTATATAAACCACCCATGAAAAACCAATCTAAAAACTACTTAAATAATGTCAACAACCACCAGTAACGAAACAATTGTCTTCAATCCAATTCAAGAGATCAACAGTATGTTTGTTGTTCCTACGCATAGAATCAATACTCCATCGCGTTGTTCATTTTGCAAATGCACCGGTCATAATATTCGAAACTGTAGTGATCCAGATATTGATATCTTACATAGAAGCGCCCAGTTTATGTATTTGACTACCTGTCGTTATCTAAAAAGACGTCCGAATGCGGAGAAAACTCACAAAATATGGTTAGATAAATTATCTACGAGTGAGTATAAAATATTAGCAAGATTGAACCGATTGGATACAAACTCGCGAACAAAGCGTAATGAGTATCGGGAAAAATTACATACCTATTACATTGGATATGCTGAAAATGAACTACGAAACGACCATTCGCCCAACGCCATGCCAATCATTAGTATATATTCGGCGAATCTGTTTGCGGGTATTGTAACAACCGAACAAACCTTACGTTTTGCCATATATACGTTAGATAATATGATTAAACAAAGTGGCCGAACTCTGCTAGATATGGCACGTTTTAGAATTTGGTTAAATAACAACATTGAATTTTATAATCGCCTGCATCATAATGAACCATCTATGGTTGCTCCTGTGGTTGCGGTAAAAAAACCTATAAAAATAAATTATAATGCATCTTTAATGAAGGAATCGCACGACGAATGCCCCATCTGTTATACCGATATGACGAACGACACTATGGTTCAACTTGGTTGCTGTCATTCATTCTGCGGTGACTGTATCATTGGTCAAATCAAGTCAACTAACAAACCAACGGTCGATTGTGCGATGTGTCGATCTACCATCAGCCAATGCAGTAGTGCATCAAATCAATTATTACAAAAAATTTCATCAAACTTTGCCTAAAAAATAAAATAAAAAGTGGGTCTTCGGGCTCATTTTTTATTTTGCTTTACCATTTACTTTTTTTTACATTAATTGCGGGCGCTGCACCCTTCTTTTTTGATTTACTTGGATCATATGCTTCATCTTCATCATCTGAACCCATACTTTTTGAAATTTCCCAGAATTCTTTTGATCCCAATTTGAAGTCTGGTCGCCCCTCTGCTTTATACCAAAATATTTGGTCTTGTAACTTATTCGATTTTGCATTATTATTTATAACCAAACATTCGTAATTTTCAGTGGTTTGATCCATAATTGAATTGAATGCCTCTAACGTAGGAAACATGGATGCATAATTCTCCCATATTCTTTTACGATTGGTCATATATGGCTCTCTCAAAATGAAAACATAATCTATATTTGTTCGAAGATTTGGCGGAATACCTAAAGGATATTGCATAGTAATGATCAACATAACCTTCCAATGTCTACCATTCATAAATAGCAAACGCATCATTTTATCACGGGTCCACGATTGGTCATATAAACAATCATCTAATATGACAAATGCTCTCGGATCTATCGTAGTTTTGCGATACATCTCTATCTCTTTGTTGACTTGTTTTAAAACAGTTCTTTGTCGTTTTAAAATATTTTCAATTAATACGGTATTATATTCCTCATGTATAAATAGCTTTGGCACATGACTTGCATAAAATCCGTTACCTGCCTCTGTTCCGGATATAACGGTTCCAATAGGGACATCTTGGTGATGATATAATAAATCCCGCACTAAATATGATTTACCAGTATCACGTCTCCCAATCATTACAATCACCGGGCCTTTATTTTCATCTGGTTTGAATGTAATTGATCGCATATCAAATTTTTTAAGCTCTAATGTCATTGTTTTCCTAAATAATATGAATTTATCTATATCTATAAAATATTATTGAACCAACAACGTATATAAAGAGGATTTTTGTATAAAAATAAGTTTAATTACTTCTGTTTTAATATTCTTCACTAAATATACAGAAAGTATAAATGACAGATTTAGGAAATGAAAAGTTTAAAATAAATTATTGTAAAACAAATGAATTAGATTTAGAGTATTTAAAATTAGAAGAAGTGTATAATATAATTGATATAACAAACGGATACGAACCATTCTCGATATCTATGTTACAAAATTACAATCCAATATACAAGATTTTTTTTGAAATGAATGATTCAAACTATAATCATATTTCTCTAAATAATCGATATCATTTTGTGAATATGAAAACGGTTGAATCTTTAGAAGAAAAAGATCGCCACAAACAAGATGTTTTTATCAAGTTTTCCCCATTGGTCGACCCAGTTCGATATATGATTGGAAAATATAAGAATTCGGCTGAAAAACTATTGGTTTTACCAAATCTTACAAACAAAAGTGATTGTTTAGAGAATGTTGTAGATCCAAATAATGCCGCATATACCGATTGTTTTTTTAGTTATTTAAGTAGTCAATTGCTACATCATCATGGATTTGTTCACGGAATTGATTTTTATGGTTCTTTTCTTGGAATTCAAAAAAAATTCAAGGCAAATGTAACGGATGATTTAGAATATTTACATAATTCTACTTATTTTAAAGATAATATAGGAATATTATTTTCAATATCTGAAACTCAAAAAAATGATATTTTACAGTATGGCTCTAGAGGTAATAAAAAAAAATTGGTGATTTCGACATTATCGAATGATCATAATATATCCGCGATTTCAGTTTTAGATATAGATTCATCTGATAATAATAATAATAGTGAAAATGTCGATGATAGTGAACTTGTTTATAATAAATCAATTCATTCGAGCAGTAGTAGTAGTTCATCTTGTGATTCTGATAAAAGTGATTTGAATTATACTAGTGAGGATGAATCGGTAGAAGAAAAAGATCAGGAGGAGGAGGATGAGGATGAGGAGGATGAGGAGGACGAGGAGGAGGAGGAGGAGGATGATGAGGACGAGGAGGATGAGGATGAGGAGGAGGAGGAGGAGGAGGATGATGAGGAGGAGGAGGATGAAATATTTGCATATATTAATGATTTTCCAATGCAAATGATATGTCTAGAAAAATGTAAAGGCACTATCGATGAATTATTTGAAAAAGACACGTTTGATAATAAAGAAGGAGCATCTGCCATGATGCAAATTGTAATGACATTAATTACTTACCAAAAAGCATTTCAATTTACGCACAACGATTTGCATACAAATAATATAATGTATATTGAAACCGACCAAGAGTATTTATATTATATTTACAACGGAAAATATTACAAGGTTCCTACCTACGGAAGAATATATAAAATAATTGACTTTGGTAGAAGTATCTATAAATTTCAAGGTAAATTATTTTGCAGTAATAGTTTTGCAAGTGGAGGTGACGCCGCTACACAATATAATTTTGAGCCATATATGGATGAAGATAAACCACGTCTTGAACCAAATATGAGTTTTGATTTATGTCGTTTAGGGTGTTCCATATTTGATTTCATGATGGAAATCGACGACGATCCAATAGATTTAGATGATTTTCAAGAAACAATTTACCGTTGGTGTTTAGATGATAATGGTAAGAACTTTTTATATAAAAAAAATGGTGATGAGAGATACCCTAATTTTAAACTATATAAAATGATTGCTCGAACCGCACATAAACAATTACCACATCAACAATTATATTATCCTTTTTTTGCGCAGTTTGAAATATCGGAGAAGAAGATGAAAAAAATAGAGAGCCCAATCATGAATATCGATAAAATACCTGTATACGTATAATATATATAGTATATATAGGTATGTATAAAAATAGAAAATACAAAAATAGAAAAACAATACGAAAAAAATCAAAACATGTTCGATTTGCAAAAAAATTATCACATTATCATACGTATCGAAATCGAAATCCGATCGAAATACCACCTACATCAAAATGTGCCGAACCACCCAAAGAAATAAAATCGGCACTGGTTTCGAATATTCTGTAAACAAAACAACTTAAACAATTTTTCGGTTATAGTGTATTATGAAATATATAATAAAATCAATTATGAAGAGGATTCGGAAAAATGATTTGCCAAAACCATTGGGGCGTTGGAATATAGATTATTGTGATAAAAAAATGAATAATAAGGTCGATTTATCGAATGAAGATCATTGTGGACCATGTGGGCAATATGCAATACAAAATACACAGAAAGGATCGATTGATAACATAGACGTTCAATATAAAAATAATGTAAAATAAGTAAAATATATAAACGATTTCTTTTATATATTCTATACTAATGCCATATTTCAAACCAATCAATACTCTCTATATTCATGTTCCAAAAACGGGAGGTATGTCCATCGAAGAATATTTTTATAATAAAACCGGTATTGAAAGAAACGAAAACAGTATATATGGTTGGTATTTTGATAAACTAAATCGAGTTCGTGTCCCCCAAGAACGGTCATTACAACATTTCACTTATCAAGAAATACTCAAGGAAAAAAAATGGTTCGATTTCCAAGAAAATCCCCAAATGACCATCATTTCATCTGTAAGGAATCCATATGATCGAATTGTATCGGACTTATTTTGGGCAAAACGGATTAATCCATCTTCTACCAAAGAAGAGGTGGCTGCGGCAATTGTCTTTTATTTACATAAAGATTTAGCACACCCATATGATAATCACAAATTGCCTCAATTCAAATTTTTCACCGATGAATTTGGAAATGTGTTACCAAATGTCAAAATAGTTCGCACCGAACATTTGAAAGAAGATATGCATAAATTGGGATATACCGATTTCGACGTTCATACCAATAAAAACAGAACCGGTATAGAGATGGATTATCGCTCCCTATTGAATGAAGAAGCGGTAAATACAATTCGAAACTATTATGCGCAAGATTTTGTTATATTCAATTATTCAACTGAATTATATCCTCCCACCATTCCTGCTATATCGATCCCCCCTTCATCATATAATGCCACAATAGTGAGCGCATTTATGAGTAATATAAATGTGAATAAGGTTCGTTCTCTCGATACATACATTGAATATGGTAAAAAATTACTGTCTATTCCTAACCCCAAAGTTATATTTGTGGATTCGTATTCATATAATAACTATTTTAAAGAAGCGGATGAACAAGCCGTTTACCCCTCGACCAAATTCATCGTATATGAAAAAGAACAAATCTATCTCTATAATTACAAGGATCAATTAACCAAATTTAAAATCAATACGGGTAATCCAGAGAAAGATACGTTGGATTATATTTTCGTGCAATGCAACAAAACCGAATGGGTGCAGAGAGCCATCGATTTGAATTGGTGGAAAACCAACCAATATATATGGATAGATTTTGGTATATATCATATGATTCGGGATGATGAAAAAATGGCGCAAGGAATTCACCAAATGGTCAACAAATCATATAATACTCTGCGTATTGCATCGTGTAAATGGAAGGATTATTCCATATCATATAATGTATATGAAACGATTACGTGGACATTTGCAGGTTCCGTATTTGGAGGCGATGTCGAATCGCTATTAAAATTTGCGTATTTGGCAAAGGCCGAAATATTACGAACCATACGTGAACGGAATCATATCATGTGGGAAATCAATATGTGGTATATCGTAAATAAAAAACATCCCGAATTGATGGAGTTTTACAATTGTGCACACGATATACGAATATTGTATAATTATTAGAAACTATTTTTACAGATTTTATGAAAGAAAATATTTAGCGCATTCATTTAATAAAAAATATACATATTATTTATACAGAATGGATAAATATCACTGTCCACTTTGTGCTAATAAGGTTAAAACAAATTCTGATTTTGATTGTGTTCTATGTAAAAAATGTGACCAATACATGCACCATCTGTGTTTAATTAATTATACAAAAGATATATATAAATATGTAAAAGAACGATTATTAAAGCATGATATATTAATTTGTCCTGGATGTGGCGGTAATGAAATCTTTTATTGTGTTGAGTCACATGAAGATATGAATAAAGGAATGAAGGAAGAAGTATTAAAAAATCCAAATAGAAAAGGTGGTAAAAGAAAGAATCATAAAAAATCAAAGAAATCAATAAAAAATAGAAGGTCGAGAAAGACAAGAAAAACAAGAAAATAATATTTCAATCAATTATAATTGATATATTATGCATTCCATTCGATGATTCACATAGCAAATTTTGATAGATACTTACTACCTCCAATTATTTTGGCAATACAAAACGATAAGCGTCTTTACACATATCTACAATATCATATTTCGCCTTCCACCGTAATACATTTTCCAATTTGGTAGTATCACAATATACGGACGCAATGTCACCGTCTCGTCTATTTAAAAATTCATAAGGAACCACGACTTTGTTAGTTTCACAAAAAGTGTGGACCAACTCTAATACACTTGTTGATTTACCAGTTCCCACATTAAATATATCAAATCTTATATCTCCACCAGATTTGATGTATTCCAACGATTTACTATGGGCTTCGGCTAAATCGAGGACATGGATAAAATCGCGTTCACCTGTCCCATCTCTCGTTTCATAGGTGTTACCAAAGACTTTTAGTTTGGAATAAACATCATCCATAGAAGGATCAATATTGTTTTTCATGGCCACCTTCAAAATATATGGCATTAGATTATTTGGAATTCCATTGGGATTCTCGCCAATGAGGCCGGATGAATGTGCACCGACCGGGTTAAAATATCTCAAAATCACAATTTTGGTGGAGGAATTGGCCCGATTAAAATCTGCCAATATTTCTTCGATGAAATATTTGGTTTTACCATATGGGGATGTCAAATTTAGTCCGACCGGTGCCGTTTCTGGTAACGGCGATTCGCCATTTCCATATACAGTGGCCGATGACGAAAAGATGAAATGACCTACCGCATATTTTTCACATAAAATAAGCAAATTGAGTGTGCTTACAATGTTGTTTTGGTAATACATTAATGGTTTATCGATCGATTCACCAACTGCTTTGTGTGCAGCAAAATGAATGATGCTTTCAATATGGTAACTGGCAAAGACTTCTTCCATCTTGTCCATACGGGTAATATCGATATTAAAAAATAAGGGGGATTTTCCGGATATTTCTTTGATTTTATCCAATACATCGATTTTTGAATTACTTAAATTATCTACAATAATAACATCGTAGTTTTTTTCCAATAAATCGACCACTGTATGTGATCCAATAAAACCTAGACCGCCACTCACTAATACGTAACTCATTGTATAGATCATAATAAACGAAATATTTAATATGATTTATGATCTAAATATATATTTACAAATACTGGTCTTAAACCCATTAAAACTGGAACTGGCCGCAACGGTATACGCCCCGAAATTTTCGACATATACCCATTCACCAATCGCCAATTCTGGTAACATGACATTTTCGCTGATTAAATCCACACTGTCGCACGTGGGTCCAAAAAGACGACTTTTATGTAATTTTCCGTCTCTCTCATTAAATGGTAAAATAGTCGGATTACTATGGTCAAAATAGATGCAATTAAATGAACCATAGATACCATCATTCAAATAGTATACAATAACAGTTTCGTCATCTACCGTTACTTTTTTTTTACCGATCACATTTAGAACAAGTGTATGTGTTTTTTCCGCAAAATATCTACCAGGTTCCGAAATGAATTGAATGCTTTCATCCGCCAATTCTTCACCAAAAAAATCGTGAATTCCTGTATTAATACTATTGGCAATGTCTTCGAATTTAATATTACGATCTAGTCCAGGAAATCCTCCCCCAATATCAATCATGGATATACTGATGTCCATTTGGTTGGCGATATCGGTCGCTTCTCTGCACGTTTTAATTGCATCGTAAAAATTAGAGGCGGATGTGCATCCACTACCAACATGGAAACTGAATCCGACAACTTCTATTTTCAAAGTTTTAGCGATTTTTAATAATTCTTCGACTTGTTCCAATTTACAACCGAATTTTTTATTAAATTGGCATTTGCTTTTACTATCGTCGACGGCTAATCGTAAGATAAGTTTAGCATATGGATGATATAGTTTGATTTTATATAATTCTTCTTCGCAGTCAAATGTCATAAGATCAACATCATTTGCTCTCGCGTATCTAATCTGTGACGACATTTTGCATGGATTGGCGAAGATGATACGTGAAGGATCTTTGGTAATTTCGATGATGGTTTTCATTTCATTTTCACTCGCACAATCGAAATTGGCACCCAAAGATGCCAATACATCGAGAAGGACTGGGTTTGGATTACATTTCACCGCGTAATATGGTTTTACGTCTGGTAGTAGTCGGATCCACGTTGCATATGAACTAGTAATTTCGCCCAAATCGATAATATAGAACGCACGTTCACTCTGATTATCTTCTAGAAAATCATTGATAATATTGTAGGTATCGCGATCAGAACCGTATAGTTTGACTTCGTATTTTTGCAAAAGAGCATTGTCAATGGTTCCGACAAATTCAGTCATAATAAATAAAATATCGGATTGTGTTTATTATGTTTTATTCTATATTTTTATTATATTCGTCTACTGATATAAAATTCAAATTATATAATGCATTTATTCGTTGATTATGTCTAGTTATATGACTATTCAAATCAACTGTAATTTTGAATACGAAAAATGATTCCTTTACAGGTGAATATATGTAATCTGAACACCAAATATACTCTCTTTCAAATCTAGATATATTCATTTTATTTTTAGATATTAAATCATTTATTTCTGATTGATCATGAGTATTTATATTATTAGTTAATTTTTCATTCATTGTATTTAATATGTTTTCAAAAAACGATAACGTATTTTCATTACAATTTATTAACATGAATCCTATATTTAAATGTTGATATTCTTCAGTCAAATGCATATCAATTCCGGTATTTTTTTTTGAAATTATATAATTATATAAATCATCCACTTTATCATTTATATAGATAGTTGCATCTGAAAAAATAATATAGTTACCTATATTTTTTTTGATACAATCAATAACTAATTCTATTTTTACTGTATTATTTAAAAAATGGTGTCCGGTGTTTGATAATTTAAGTTCATTTAATAAAATTGGTTCTACCTCAAAATTACTGTTATTTAATCTATTTTCTATATGATTCTTATAAAAATGGTAATTTGGTGTATAAAAAAAATACCACTTCATCTATAAATATATTATAAATTATATATTTATATTGTAAATCCTTAATTTATTTATTTTTACGATCAATCGCCGAATTGCATACAATGAATAAATGATTAAGCAAAATAATAAGTTAAAAACATAAAAA